AACAGGGCAACTTTGATCTAAGGCATGTGGATGTAAGATGGCAAAACACCTGCAACTTCGCCTGCGTCTATTGTGGACCGGCTTGGAGCAGCAAGTGGGAACAAGAGATCGGAGCCCGCGTCCCTAGGCCCAGCAAACCAAGGAAACAACAGCTAAAAGACTATATATTCGATCACGCTGCCAAATTAGAAAATGTCTATCTAGCCGGCGGTGAGCCATTGCTCATGACCGAAAACGAGGAATTCTTGGAGCATCTCCTCGCTGTAAATCCACAAGCAAGCCTTAGGGTCAATACCAATCTCAGCAAGACTTGCACCAAGGTGTTCGATCTCTTGTTGCGATTCAAACAAGTGCATTGGACCGTCAGCGCAGAAGCTATGGGAGATAGGTTCGAATACATCCGCTGGGGAGGAAGATGGACTGATTTCTGCGATAACCTATCCATCATAAACAATACCGGTCACAAGATAAGTTTCAACATGCTTTGGTTCCTGCTTAACAGCAATCACATCTTCGACACCGTAGATCATTTCCTTGCTAGTGGTTATCAAGAGAATAGTTTCGTCCTTGGACCGATCCTGGGTCCGCGCCACCTTGATATTAGGAATCTGCCTAAGGATGCATTACAATCACTTGAAGAAGAATTGATAAAACGTATCAATAAGAAACCTGGTTATCTGCTCGAAGATGGATATGAGATCTTGTTGCAACATCTGAGGACACCTTTTACTGCTGATTTTGATAGGAGCATGGCTGAGATAGCAAAATTGGACATCCGCAGGAACATAGACAGCAAGAAGATATTTGATGAACTTTATGGAGGAAGGCACAGACATGGCAAAACCATTTGACTTATCCAAGTTCCGCAAGGACTTGACCAAGAGCATCGACGGGCTCAGCATCGGATTCAATGATCCCACTGACTGGATATCAACCGGCAACTACACGCTGAACTATCTCATCAGCGGTGATTTCAATCGTGGAATACCCATGGGCAAAGTCACGGTGTTCGCTGGCGAATCAGGTGCGGGCAAGAGCTACATCTGTTCAGGTAACATCGTTAGGCATGCCCAGCAGCAGGGCATTTTCGTGATCCTGATCGACAGCGAGAACGCGCTAGATGAGGATTGGCTCAAAGCACTTGGTGTGGAAACTGATGAGAGCAAGCTACTAAAGCTGAACATGTCAATGATCGATGATGTGGCTAAGATGATCTCGACATTCATGAAGGACTACAAGGCATTATCCTCAGAAGATCGTCCTAAAGTATTGTTCGTGTTGGACAGCCTTGGTATGTTGCTCACCCCCACTGATGTCAATCAATTTGAAGCAGGTGACATGAAAGGCGACATGGGGAGAAAACCTAAAGCATTGACCGCATTGGTGCGAAACTGCGTTAACATGTTTGGAAGCATGAACGTTGGATTGGTCGCCACTAATCATACCTATGCTAGCCAAGACATGTTCGATCCTGATGATAAGATCTCAGGTGGTCAAGGTTTCATCTATGCCTCATCGATCGTTGTAGCTATGCGCAAGCTCAAGCTCAAAGAAGACGAGGATGGCAACAAGATCTCAGAAGTGCGTGGAATCCGCGCTGCCTGCAAGGTCATGAAGACTCGTTATGCCAAGCCTTTTGAATCCGTGCAGGTAAAGATTCCTTATGAGACGGGGATGGATCCTACTTCAGGCCTGCTTGATCTCTTTGAAGCCAAAGGCGTGATCAAGAAAGACGGCAACAAATTGTCCTACACGTCTAAAAAAACGGGTGAGATCATCAAGGAATTCCGCAAGCAATGGACTGAAGATCGTCTAAGGATCGTAATGGATGAATGGGATGAAGCCAGCACCCTCGAGATAGCAGTAAAGGCAATAGAAAATGATGATGAGGAATAAGTATCGGGAAAAAAAGGAAGTGTACGCGATGCCTATCCATATTTTCTGGCAGGTACTATGCGAGTATATCAGCGCTAAAGATCAAGAGTCAGCCGCTCATCACCTGGTTAATGAGTTGATCGATGCTGGTGCTGAAGAGGATGATCTCTGGGAGATGTGCAAGGGAAATCCGTTGCTACGAAGGGTCGTAGGTGAATTCCTAAATAGTGTCGGAGATGAAGATGAAACCGAAGATGATGAGTGATGTATGAATTGGTATTCGAGGATAACCGCCAATCTAGGCGTCATACCTGATTTCATAGAACATTACGAGCGAGAGCTCGATGCTGCCAGGGAGGATGTGCGCATCCGCGGCAAGATAGAAAAGAACCTGGCAGATCTCCCTGGTGTAACTGAACATAGATTCAATCAACTGCAAGAGATAGAAGCGGTGCTTAACTATCTCAACATCCAGCTCAACAAGATCCGCAGGAAGCATTTCCAGAAATATCTGGAAGGGTACAACAGGGCGCTGAGCTCGCGCGAAGCTGAGAAATACGTGGATGGCGAGGAAGAAGTCGTAGACTTTGAGACCATCATCAATGATGTGGCTTTGGTGCGCAACAAGTGGTTGGGCATCATGAAAGCTTTGGAGAGCAAGAACTTCCAGCTAGGTCACATAACAAGGTTGCGTGTCGCAGGCATGGAGGACATCAGCTTGTGACGCCTGATAGCCAAGAGATACTCAACCATCTCCAGCAGTATGAGGAATTCATGGATCAGCTAGAGATCATAGCTGACATGGGCGCTGGCACGGGAGAACATAGCCATTGGTGGGCCACGAGGATCAAAAGTGATCAAACTCCTCGAAAATACACTGTTATGGCGATAGATGATAAGATCCAGATGGAAAACAGATTTAGAGCTAACAATATCAGGCAAATACGAAAGGATTTCACCAACACTGGCGTGCAGAAGAATAAAATTGATCTAATATGGTGCTATGATACTTTCCAGTATGCTGTCAATCCATTTGATACACTGCGGCATTGGTGGGACATAATGCAAGAAGATGCAATGTTGATCATGGCCATACCACAGACGTCGTTTATCGATGACCTTGCTAGGTGGCAGGTATATCAACCAGCCTGCTGTTTTTATTCATGGAATATGGTTAACCTCATCTATGCTTTGGCAGTCAGTGGTTTCGATTGCAGGGAAGGATTCCTGAGGCAGCGCAAGCATGATCCTATGCTGTGGGCGGCGATATATAAGAGCAAGCACAAGCCAATGGATCTAGCCAAGACCAGCTGGTATGATCTCATGGAGAAGAAACTGTTGCCTACCACAGCTGATGATTGCGTGATGAAGATAGGATTCCTTAGGCAAGAATTCTTGACGGTGGAATGGTTAGACAGGCAGAGGTATAATCTAGCTATAGAGATGATGCCATGATTAGATGGATAAGATCGTTGATATATAGGATCCTGCTAGAACTAAGATATAGGAAAAGATTAAAGGCACTGCGCAAACGTGATCCGTTCACCTATGATTGATCATTACGTTGGGATCAGCCAGGGATTCCATGATGCTGGAATCGCGGTTGTAAACAGTGATGGGTCCATCCCGTTCGCTGCACACAGCGAAAGATACAGCAGGAAAAAGAATGATCCTTGTCTTGATCCATTGCTGTTAGATCAACTTAAGATAACAGCCAGTGGCAGGATCAGTGTAGAATACTATGAACGGCAATGGTTGACCAACATACGCAGGCTGCTGCATGGACAAGCTAAGGGCAGCACGGCTCCTATGAGATATATGCTCAAAGAAGCACTATTACCCACCAAATTACGCAGTTGGGCACATCATCTAAGCCATGCTGCAGCGGCATTCCAAACCAGTCCGTTCGACAGGTCAGCAGTGGTCATTGTGGATGCGGTTGGCGAATTTGATACAGCTTCTATATGGATTGCTAGATATCAAAACGGTAAGGCCAAATATGATAAGCTTTGGAGCCGGAAATATCCACATAGCTTGGGCCTTTTCTATACCGCTATGACAAAGCGCGTGGGCCTGCTTCCAATGGAAGATGAATATGTGCTCATGGGCATGAGCGCTTATGGTAGGTCTATGCATCTGAAGCGCTCGATGCAAGATAATTTCTTCATGGACGTTGATCGGCTCTTGATGAAAGATAACCTGCATCTGGGCGTAGATGGGTGGAGTCCATTTAGCAGTGCCGAAGACATAGCGGCCGCGGCCCAAAGCATCACCGAGGACGTGCTGCTCATGTTGCATAATAAGGCGAAGGAGATCACCAGGTCAGAAAACGTGTGTTATGGAGGCGGTGTCGCTCTCAACTGCAAGTTCAATACATTGCTTAGCGCGATATGGCGCAATGTTTGGATCTGTCCTAATCCTGGTGATTGTGGTAGTGCTTTAGGCGCAGCAGCATTAGGTTTTGGCCGGAAGCTGATATGGCGAAACGCATTCCTCGGTCATAAGATTCCAGGCCATCTGGATGTTGGCGCAGTCGTAGATGAATTACTGACAAAAAAGATAGTAGGCGTGGCTAACGGTCGCGCGGAATGGGGACCACGGGCACTGGGCAATCGCAGCCTGTTAGCTGATCCTTATGAGCCAAACATAAAGGATCGCCTCAATGAGATCAAACAAAGGCAGAAATATCGTCCGTTCGCACCTGCCATACTCAGCGAGCATGCCGAAGATTGGTTCAAATTAGATAGATTGGATTATGGTTACATGCAGTATGCGGTGCAAGCCAAAGCATCCACGCGTAAAAATCCAGCTTGCCATGTAGATGGCACGGCTAGGGTCCAGGTAGTCAAACCGGATGGCTCAAACATGCGCAGGATATTGGAAGCATGGTATGCTAGGACAGGACATCCCATGCTGATCAACACCAGCTTAAACATACGTGGTCAGCCCATGGTCAATAATCGAGAAGACGCTGGATTGTTCCAAGACAGATATGGCATCAAGGTAATATCCTAGATCTAAGTGCTCGCCA